TTTTCAATCCATTTTTTAAATGCTTCCACTTTATATTCTCGTCCTATTTCAGCTATGACATAATTTTTATTCTGTTGATCAAGAAGTAGATCGAAAAGATTGTAAAGCCACTGTGCCCATTTTGTATGGGAGAATTTGCTACTGGCGCTTATCCCGAAAGCAAATCTGAGATTCATGAAATCTTCCTCTTCTGAGATGAACGCAAACCCGAAAGGCTCCCCCGATTCTTCAGCCCTGTATATTTCGCAGTTAGAAACCAAGTCTTTAAAAAAGTCTTTTATTTTTTCTTTTCTTAAATGTGGAGACGCAAACTCGCACCCATTGTAAGGTTTGGATTTTAGGGAATAATCATAAAAAAGAGACCAAACTGTGGAGGGGTCTTTAATATGTTTAATTTTCATTTCTTTATTATATAATATAATAATAAAGTGTAAATACAAATATGGCGGCAGAAGGAAAAAACAAGGTAGCGACTAGTCTTCTAGACCTACAGCCAACTGCTATCTTGGAATTGTTTAGGTTTTACCCTGATAGGATCAATAGGCCCAGCATGTTTATGGGGTTTCATGGGGGATCTATTTTTAATAACTCAATAAAATGGCAAGGCGTCCAATATCTCCCGCTGGCCATGGAGAGTGAAGGGTTTGATATACTGGGAGACGGCAAACTAGCGCGTCCCAAAATAAGAGTAGCTAATAAAAACAATATTATTACTAATCTACTCCAAAATCATAAAGACTTTAAAAATGCAAAGGTTGTCAGAAAAAAGGTTCAAGTTAACTTTTTAGACGATGACAACTTTGACGGAGGAAATCCATTCGGGACAGCAGATAGTAAAGCCGAACTGCTAGATGAAGAGTGGATAATGGGGAGAAAGACTCAAGAGTCTAAGATATTTGTAGAATTTGAATTGAATTCTCCCTTAGATTTAGAAAACTTTACTGTTAATTCTAGAGGAGTCACCGCTAAATTTTGTTGTTGGCAGTATAGGGGGGAAGGATGTCGATATGAAGGACTACCTGTAGAGAGAGAGGACGGGGCACCCTTTCTGGATTTAAATAATGATCCAGTGGTGCCTCAGTATACCGCTCCTATTTCTGCTAATGGTATATCATCACAAGCTAGTTTTTTTAATGACGAAAGTATTATATGGAATGCAAGTAGGACATATGAAAAAGGTGCTATAGTCGGAGTGGAAAGCCCCACCGTCTTGCTCCCTTCTTCAGAAGATGTTAATCAAAATGGAGTGCCTCTTAAGACTGTTTATGTCTCTGTGGCAGCGGCCAACGTGGGGAATCATCCTGAGAAAAATCCCAGTTTCTGGCAAAAGGACGGCTGCACTAAAAAGTTAAGTGCATGTCGAAGGAGATTTAATTCAGCTGATAATTTAATTTTCAGAAGGGCCAGTGAAGAGCAAACCTTCCCAACAGTTAAACTATCAGGAGCTAGCTTAGGCGACGTAGATGCCACTAAAAATAGCGGATTGTTCCATACCACCGAGTCTGGTGTTACGGGGGTGTTAGACCCAAGAAAAGAGTGGACTGTTGTTGGGTGGGCGAACATTAACGAACTTTCTCCTCAAGGAGCGGGCCTTTTCAGCACCTCCCAAGCTGATGGCGACACCTTTCCCGCAGGTAGATTTGTAAATATCGGACGAGACTCGTCCGACAATATTAACGCACAATACATTGGTTACAACATTAATAAAACTTCTATAGCACAAACCGAATGGCGTACTCGTTTTTTGAATAAAGTCCAAACAGACAACGGAGATAAGGAGCAATGGCACCAATATGTTATAAGACACCGCACAGGAACCGTAAGCTTTATTAACGGGGAGGGAAATGATGAAACTACTATAATAGAGTTCTTTGTGGATGGAGAAGGATTACTGGATAGCCCAGATGGAGAGAGACTCCGAAATAATTTAGGCAACTTTGCTTCATGGAGCCAAAGAACAGGGGTCGAATGGGACGGCGGCACAGGGATGCTCCCGCAAACATTTATGATTGGAGGGGTAGAGTATTTTAGATCCTCAAGTTCTTATGGCACAGCAGGCCCATCCCATGTGTCTTCTATTAATGGACATGTGGGGATGTGGGGATTGTGGAATAGAGCATTAAAGGAAGAGGAATTTAAGTTTTTAAGGAAAGAAATTATTCCCCCTTGGAAAGCCACCAGTAACTCTTATTCTTATGTCCCACGGGAATATAGTGAATGCGTCGGGAAAATGAGCACTTTAACGGGCGGCACGGGATGGAGTGCTTCCTCAGTAGTCCCCGAAGGAACCCCCCCTTTGCTGTATGGTGAAAATAGTTTAGTGGCATGGTGGGATGGGAACACAGGAGACTCTTCTATTGGCAATGGGTTAAAAGATATTCACACAGGAAATAATCCCTTAACGGGCAGCGGGGATTTTTCGGGGGTCATGAAGACTTATAAAAACTCCTCCACTACAGTAGTTGCTAACCCCACCCCTGACGACCCGAGATTTGGGGGGTTCCCAGGAACTGATGGATTTAGTTATGGAAGAACACTTTAAAGAAGGATCAGAAGCTCTTGAGTATATCAAGAAAGTTTGCCACAAGAATCCAAAAGGAGAAATTTGCGGCTTTCTAGGCTATGACTACCTCACAAATCGATATGTAATTCAGAAGGAAGAGAACATTGCTCCTGCCCCCTCTTCTTTTTTTTTAATTAATCCTTTAAACTTTTTACTCTTTAAAGATTCCTACGGAATGGTGGCTATTTTCCATAGCCATATTGTAGGGGATGAGACAGCATCAGAGTTCGATGTGAAAATGGCAGATAATTGTTGCCAGCCATTTTTAATATACAGCTTAAATAGCAAAAAAATAAATATTTATACTCCCGAAATCACCGAAGCAGATGTAAAGATACTGGAAAGGATTAAGGCTATAGCATGACGAACGTAAGATTACATGGAATTCTAGCAAAGGAATACGGCCAGAATTTCTGCCTAGATGTAGGGAGATCTAAAAATGTGCTACATGCCATCGATGCCAATAGGAATAACTTTATCGCAAGAGTTATACAATTACAAAAAGAAGGGTGCATCTATGAGGTTATTATTAACAAAGAAAGACTTGGTGATCAACAAGGACTACGAAACTTAGATCCACCAAAAACTATTGATTTAGTCCCAGCTATTACAGGAAGCGGACCAGTCGGAGCAGCAATCAGTTGGCTTGTAGGTGGAACCCTTTTAGCCAACCTAACACTCGCTGTGGCGTTCTCAGTTATTTCTTATGCTTTGACCCCCCCTCCTGAAGTAGAACAAGTAGAAGGGACAGCTCAAGCATCTAAGCAGTCTCAAATCTTTAACGGTCCCTTAAATGTAGCCAGTCAGGGAGCACCATTACCTCTTGGGTATGGACGCTTAATAGTGGGGTCTCAAGTAATACAATCAAGTATTAAGTCTTATCCTCAACACCAACGAGTTGGAGAAGTGTTCAACGCTCACGCAGGAACAACTATCGTCACTCATCAAGGGACGTAATTATGAGTCACATATTAAAAAAATTACAAGTCGCTGGAGCGTTTAGGAAAAAAAAGCCTAAACCCCCTGTTTATAGACCTCCTGTGATGGGAGAATTGCAATATGGAGCCTCCCATAGTTATGTCGAAACTCTTGACCTAATTAGCGATGGACCTATCGGGGGTTTGGTTAATCCTTTAGGGAGGGTAATGGACGGAATAAATATTTTGCAAGGGATTTATCTTGATGATACTGCTGTAGCGATATCAAAAGACCCCCCCTTAATACCAACTACTATCACGGAAATAGCAGAAGATGCTGCTGAACTTAAATCAATGGAAATCGCCAGTGTCACCGACACAGGCACGGGAACAAGAGGACTAAGAAATTTTTTTAAAGCCATAACCCAACAACAAGCGCTTAGTCGAGACGGGAAAATATCTACTTTAGCAGGAGGAGCGTTCAATGGTTACGAACATGATCGACTGCCCAACGTAAGTTTTCTATTTGTTAAGGTCCGTAAGCACCGCCAGTCAGGTCAAGCCGCGTTCTTTGGGGGCGGGGGTGGCATTAACCTAAGCGAAGCTCCAACTTACTTACAGGCGAGCTTATATATTAGGGCTTTTATCCAAGAAATTACAAGCACTCAAAGCTTTTATTGGTATCTCGATAAAGAGCTGAACTACGGTGGAGCGGGAATCAATAGCGGTACCGCTGCTTTTAGAGATGAGCGTTTTCCTCGGGGCGGGACTTCCAACTGGTCGTCAGGGGGTAGTGTCGGCATGGGAGTTACTCGCCCAGGAACAGGAAGACCTCAATCTTTATATTGGACAGATGCCAACACATTAGCTAGCTCCAAGTTTTTTTTGGGATTCAGCCACTCTAAAACGGGTTACGGAGGAGGTTTTCTGGGGCAATATGCTGAGACAAATCTCGACGCTGAAGCTTTTGTTAGTGAAGAGCTAACTAACATTATTGGTTTATGGAACGATAACAACGAGGAGTTAGCTACCGCTAACCTCTACCAAAAAGAACTAGCAGCGAAAGCTCTTACTGCTTTAGGATGGGAGAATGGCAATCAAGGAAATCTCCCAGAACTACTCTCAAACAGCTTACATAAAAACTTAGACTTATTCGCCGTTATCAAGGCTAACGATAACGTGAAACTTGATCAAACAGTTTTAGATGAGGAGGGAAATGTAATGAACATGTCAAGTGTTCTTTATGGAGCTAACCACGGATGGAATCTAGAGCAAAAGATATTGAATGATACAGGGGGTTATTGGGAAAAATATGATGTCACTTGCCCCGAAGTTGATTCTGAGGGAACGTTAACAGGTAAAATGCACGGTTTTATACTTCTTAGTTTTTTAAGCAATCATAAGCATACCCATGATAATCCTTTTCGCTGGCATACAATATCTTTCCCTATAGCGTTAAGTAGATTATTAGCTGACATACATTCGTTGCGCTATACACATAGTTTAGAGGGAAGAGTAGAACCCATAAATGAATTTGGAGTTTCTTCTAATTTAAAATTTAATTATAGTAACGTTTTAGCTGAAGTAAATAAAGGGGAAGAAACCCAAACACCTCTAAACTCTTTCCGAAGCGTATTTATAGATCATATCTACAATAAAGAACTATTCGGTCCCTTTGGAACTACCGCCGCGATTGGGTCATCAAGGGCAAAGGGAGAACAAAAATATGCGCCACAAAGGATTGCTGCTAATACCGATATGCATACTCGTTCAAAGGTGTTAGGCTTGGGCGCGGATAATTTTAATTTAGCTATTAATGCTACGACCAATCTTCCCCTCGATGAGGGGAGTGATGATATCAGGTATAGCAATGGAAATAAAAACTACTCTGAGTGGGGAAAAAATTCTTTAGCGAATTGGGACGAGCGAGCGCTTTCTTCTACTCATACTGTATATAATCCCAACGTAACAAAAGCTTTTATTACATTAAATATCACATCTCTGCAAGATACGATAGTAAAGAATGTCAGTAATGTAGGAGGAGACCCTAAAGCAGACTTCGACGTAGGAGGTAAGTTCCCCACCGTTTTAAATATAAGAGTGGAAACAGGCACAGTAGGGAACTACAAAAATAACGGAAACGGTGGCGAAGTCATACACCAGACCTATAACTACAGAATAGTAGCATTAATAGAGGGGAGCACATTAATTGATATAGGGAATCCAGATAGTAATGCGGGAACGAATAATAGAGACTATGTTGTCAATTTAGATTCAAGACAATCCCTAAACATTCCATTTGATTTACCTGAGGTAAGTATAACAGAGAACAAAATCCTCGACGCGATGGGCGAGTCAGGAATTGAAGTAGGAACCATTGATCAGGATAGCGTCGAAAAACGATATATTAAAGTAACTAAATTATCCCACGAAAGCAATTCTGTGCTGATAAGTAAACAAGTGAGCCTTAACAAGGTTACCGAAATTATTGAGCTGAATATGCCTTATCCATTTTCAGCCATTGTGGGGACGAAACTAGATTCAAGGGCTTTTGGTGCCATTCCTAAACGCACTTACGACTGTAAGTTAAAATTAGTAAAAATACCAAACAACTATTACCCCACAAAAGGAGGGGCAGACTTCAGGTATTACAATACTACTGAGGAGTTCGACGCCGCTGAAAAACATCACAAACTTATATATGAGGGAGATTGGGATGGGAGTTTCCACACCGAATTAGGTTGGACCGATAACCCTGCTTGGATTTTATATGATCTTCTCACTAGTAGCCGTTATGGGATGGGGACACATATTGATGCAAATAAAATTAATAAATGGCAGCTATATAAAATAGGAAGATTTTGTGATGCGGTAGATGATAACGGTTACTTTGAGGGAGTGAGTGATGGCCGTGGAGGGTTAGAGCCTAGATTCTCTTGTAATATAGTTTTCGATAAAGGGCAAAAAATATACGATGCCATTACCACCATCACCGAGATATTTAGAGGAAGGGCTTTCTTTGGAAACTCAGAAATAAATTTTGTAGATGATCGCCCAAAAGGATCTGTCAATTTGTTCACTAATGAGTCTGTAAAAGATGGTCAATTTTTCTATTCAAACAATAGAAGAGATCAACAATATAATACTATAGAAATAAGCTATAAAGATCGCTTTGATAATTTTTCTCCCAAAATCGAAGTCATAGAAGACGAGGAAGACCTTAGGGAGAGAGGAGTCTTTAAGACTAGAATAGAAGGAGTAGGTATAACTTCTCGCGCAATGGCTAGGCGAGTAGGCCAACATAAAATCTTTTCTTCAATTGATGAAAACCAAACCGTTGCTTTCACGGCGGGACTCGAAAGCCTTCTCTGCCAACCTGGGGACTTGGTGACTATTGAGGACGAATTAAAAACTAATAAAACTAATTTCGGAAAAATTCTAGCTGTAGATATCGAAAACGAAACAATTAGAATAAGTAATTCTTTTGCGAGTGCGGTTGCCCCCTGTTCTCTAACCGTCTATAATCCCACAGGAAGAGATACAATCGAAGAGATAGAAGAATTTGCTACTATCGATAGAACTCGTTATGAGGGTTTTACTGTGACTGGAGAGGCTGCAAATATATGGTCAAGATACACAGGAGATTATGAATTTTCAGGTTATACTTCAGGTTATGACGTAGCTTTTAGAGATAACGATTTCCGTTTTCAAGAATACGGTCTATACACGGGCGTTAGTGGCACATTTCTTTACTTTGAAACAGGAGTAACAGGCTGGACATTTGCATCAGGAACAGGAGCGGGAAATGTGGGAGCTTTTGATTTGGCTTCGGGGGACTTTATTCAAGAGTTAACTGGTGCTCAAACTTTATTAGATTTTAATACAGGGAAAATCTCAGCATGGACCGTAGTAGGTACCCACCGAGGGGGGCCAGTCTTTGATTTTTCAGGATTTGATCCAGAAAGTTTTGTCGGACCCAACGCCCCATACAATGGAGTTTTAAACTCAGAAATTTCAAATACTTCCCCTGACCAGATGGCCGTATTATCTATCACAGGTTATGTTTGGGGTAGTTCCTCTGATTTGGAACTACGAGGTTTTAACCCATATGGGTCGGTGCTTTCTGGATTTGATAAGCCGCAGCTCTTGCCTTTTATAAAATTAGGAAGTGCTGCGAAATTTGAAATTCCAAACGCAAGCCCTTTTATTTACAAGGTCATCGCGATGAAGGAGAGCGCTCCCAATGAATACCTTGTTAGTGCCACTAAGTATGATACAGGCAAATTCAATTTAATTGAAAAAAATATTAGCATAGAAAATGAAGCTAATACTTTAAGTTACCAGAGCGCACAAACTATTAATGGAACTACCTACACCACTTTAAACGTTCCCTTACTGGATTCTCTTACTACGGGAAAACCTGATGTTGTTACCGATACCTTTGTTATCACGGGAATGTGGGATGCTGTGACAGAAGGGACGGGTTATAACGCCCGCCTAACCCAACCTAACGGATCAGTAATTTCGGATTTTGTAACTACAACAGGTCATGAGTTTACAGGTTTAGACCAAGTGGGTGTGTTTAATTTTTGTGTAAACGCCCTTGGTAACAGAGGGGGAAATGCAGAAGTTAATACTTTTTTTGATTCTACTTACGACTGTTCGGGAATTTTTGTAGTTTACGATGAATTACTAGTTTTAAGTAGATCTTTTGTTAACCAAATAACGATTTTATAATGGACGCAGGATATACAGTTTTAAAGCACACTAAAGACGACGGAGCCTATGTTTATGGTTCGGGAGCTTATGATTACGCGACAGGGGCGACTGGTGCGGGAGGAGGGCTCGGGACATTAGCACTGACTAACAACTGGTCCGAAGTTCGCTTTATTAATGTGGTAGGGGTGGGCGTAACATTACCTGTAACTTATACCGCCCCACCTCCAAACTCCTATATGTCCACAGGGACAGTGATTGGGGGGGCTACCCCAAACGGAGATATTAGAGGAGAGGGTACTGGTTATGAAAGTGTAGTAGATTCTACTCCATTTACTTTGTCTCGAAATGCTTCTTATACTGGCGCTTTCTATGCAATATATAAAGGGGACACAACATACACAGGGAAAATAGGAATCGGCACAAACTCAGTTGCTATTGCGGCTAGTGGTTATTACGAAGGAGAATTTACCACCTTGCAGATCTATGAATTTGAGCCTGTGTTTAATGTGGATACAGGTGACCTCCTATCGGTGACATCAGGAAGTGGTGTGCATAGAAGGGGGAATGTCAGCCTCGACTTTAGTTTAGGAAACCCCGTGGGAGGAATATTATCTTCCTCTTCCTCGATCTTACAAGACCCCTTTATTAGCGGTCAGATAATAAGTATTTTAGATATTAGCGGAGACCTTGTATTTCAAAATTATCGAACCACTACAGATTCTGTTTTTAATTTTACTGTATCACAGAACGCAGATGTATTTGGAACCTATACAAAAGATTTTGGGGTAAGAAACGATGTCGTCAATTATAACGGAGATGTTCAAAGAAGCGAATTCTTCCTATATGGAAATGATTTGTATCCCGACGCAATATATTACCAAGCGTCGGGGGGAACATACAAAAACGAATCAGATAACACTGAAAACTTTTCACCCCCAAATACAGTGGGGATGAGCACTGCCGACGCTGCCGATGCAGTAAAATATTTTAACAACCAAGTAGTTAATACTGACGAGTTGGTAGGCAAAGCCGACCTATCATTCTCAGTCTTAAATGATCCAAAATATACCGAGTTGGGTGATATGGCCTTTTTTGCGTCTACTGGGTCTGCTGATTTTGATACGAATGAGGGTAATTTAATTTTACGAAATCCTCTCGCACAGGTTCAAAACGGAAATCATCTTTCTCTCTTCTCAAATGATGGACTACCTGAAGATACACCTCTGTATATAAAGGCTGCTTTTGACACTCCTGAGGCGACGACTTTAAAGCATTATCCTATTAACCTTACAATAGTAAGAAGCCCTGAAGGGGGTGAACTTTTTCTAGCCAATCAGGGTAGTGGAACTCTAGCAGGGTGCCTAACGATAGTTAAAGAGCTTGATGGGTTGGGGGGATGTTTAGCCGTCGAGGAATACGCTACGCACACAGCTGGTGGCAAATTAAAATATTCAGCGACTCAAACTTATACCACGACCGAGGATATTCCCACTTGTTGCACTTTAGAAGAGACAACTTCTGCTGGAAGTTGGACGACTAATAACGTAACTTTCGGTAGCAGTTCCAGCTTTACCTACTGCCCCGTGACAATCGTAGCTCACTCCACTCATAATGATGGGATATGTATATATGATTACGATGACACTTCAAGTAAAATTATAGAGCTTAGTTCGAGCCCCACTGAAGATGGCTTATTTAAAGTAAACGCCACAGACGGGACTTTAAGCGTAAAACTCTTCAACGAAAGTAGTAAGGGAGCGTTGGAGGGTTACAACGCCGCTGGAGATACTCCACTAACGTATATCGGCTCAAACGCCGATGGAGGTCTCAAACAAGTATTCGCCACAGACGGGACTTTAAGCGTAAAGCTCTTCAACCAAAGCAGTAAGGGAGGGGTAGAAACTTACAACCCCGCTGGGGATAAGCCGCTAACGTATCTCGGCTCAAATGCTAATGGAGGTCTTAGTAAAGGATTCGACATAGACGGGAATAAGAGTTACGAGGCTGGAAGCGACGGGAATAAGAGAGGATTTCAGAAGCTTTTTAACGTCGCTGGCACTCAAGCGAGAGTCGAGCTTGAAGTAACTAGCTCTGATATGGGTGCTCTTACCCTTAAAGACACTGCCAACGTTGATAGTATCAAGCTTTATAGTGATTCAAGTAAAAACGCAATAATCGAAGCAACCAATGCAGCGGGAACTAAATTAGTCAGTATAGATACAAATTCTAGCAATGATACTTATTTCAACCTCCCTAGCGTGGGGATTGGAACAAATAGTGTCGCAGCGGACAACACATTTGAAGTCAAGGGACTCGGAGCTTCTGCTCCCACCTTGGTCGTAGCAGCAGGAGCTTCAGCAGGATATGTAGGTATCGGGACTACAGCTCCGATCTTTCCACTTGATGCTTCTAATATAACGAAAGCCAATATAGCAGCAGCAGATAGTTATATTTATTCCACTGGATCATCTATTCTCGGGGGATCAGGACACGTAATCTCTGGAGATTATGACGTAATCGTCGGAGGGACGCAGAATGATATTTCAGGCGGCGACTTTGGTTTTATTGGCGGGGGATCAGGATGCTGTATTACTGGGAGTAATTACTCTTCTACTATTGGAGGATATGATAATGATATTAAATCTTCTAGTCATGCCATTCTTGCTGGAGGTTATAATAACAAACTTTCTGGCGCTGGAGGTGCGGTTTTAGGGGGAGGA